GAGCAATGTAGAATGGCAGAATAAAACTAAAGTCACGATGACGCGCATAATCTTGTCCAGCGCAGTGCTGTTTAGTTCTATCTAGTTTTTGCAGTTCTGGTTCTAAGTTGCGTTGAATCCAATCATCAATATAAGCATCACGCTCATCAGGCGTTAATTCAGTAAAATCATCACCAAGACTTAAACGCAGAACGGTTCTAGCCTCTGTCATTGCACGCTCAACCCAAAGCGTAGGCAAACATACTGACGATCCGTCACGAGGGATGGCATCAAGTTCCTCACGCATTGCAGCCTTTCGACTGCCATAAGCTTTACGAATTTTTTTATACCATTTCTCTTTGCCTTCAAGCGTTGCTTCTTTGCCTTGCATAAAGCAGACACGTTCATACAAGCCATTGACAACAGCATCGTCAAAAGTCACTACATGGACTTTAGCATCCTCTCCAAAAACACCATTTTCAATATCTTTAACAAACTGGTTGAAAGGATTGTTTTTACCATTATGTGAACTAATAACAGAGATACGACCACCCCAAATGAGTAGTGCTGTTGCTGCCTCCATTACACCTTGTACATTTGGGTGAAAGGCTGCTTCATCAATTACAACTTTACCTTGTAAACCACGGATGTTTTCAGGACGACTGGACAAAGCCACAATCTGAAAACCACTAGCATATCGAATACGGTAAGCCGTTATCTGCCGTGTTTCACCTTTGTCATTTTGATCTTCAAAGAGAAACTCTTCAATCTGAACAATTTGACCCTGTGCTTCAGCTATTACTCGTGAAAACTTGGCACAGTAGCCAATAAACTCAAGACCTTTCTCTTTAGTATCACCAATATAGTAAACACTCATGCCCCCAGCATCTTTACTCGCAGCGGCAGTAAAAACAGCATCAAAGCTCTCAGCGAAAGTAATCCCTGTACGTCGACCTTTCGGACACGCCTTAATATCTGTCTTAATCTTTAACCATTCGACTTGGTGTTTCATTAAAACACCTTCTTCAAAAGGATTGAGATTATTAGGCAAATTACGAGCACGCTCTGGAAGTTCATCCCAGTCAACGATCCGTACAGTGTCCGTGCGAGACTTCAATGCAGTCATTATTTAATACCTAATACTTTTTCACGCCAGAACTGAATTTGCTCTTCACCCATACCTTGTGCAACAGCGGCTTTCTGTAAGTTTTCATCCTGTTCTCGCAGCAGCTCTTCACGCGCTTGGCGACGAATCTCATCTCGATTTTCCATTGCCTTAGATTTAGTCATAATCGCTGCACGTGCAGCACGTGCTAAAGCTCCCACATCATCAATACCCATTTGTGGCTTGAGCGGATCATCACCAGTATTGGTCAACTCGTCCATTGCACGCTTGGTGACAACAGCTTGAACCGCTTGAGCAAGCAACATACCGCCTTTATCATCAGGATCTTCACCAAATTCTTTAACCAAAACTTCTGACATAGCAGCAATTTGACGAAACTCTTTAGCTTCAGCGATGTAGTTCTGTTTTTCTCGCCCAAGTGCAGAACGGCTAGGAATGCAATCAGCTGGAAATTCAGCACGAATTTCATCCAACATTTCATTCAATGTCAGTTTATCTTCTTCCAGCATCCTATAAATGAACTGACGCTGTTCATCAGTTAGATTGCGCATAAAAGACTTAGACATGCTTCACCTATCCAGCAGAAGGACGTTTTACGCCATGTGTGAGAACAAGACCATTTGCAACATCACAGCCACGCTCAGTCAGCTTAACGACCAACACTGAATCTAAATTTTCTTCAATCACAATTAAACCTTGTTCAGTTAACCAATTCAGTTGAGTACGTAATTGATCTCGACTAAAACCATGTCCATAACGAGTGATAAAACTATGCAACACTGAAGAATTAGAACGGTACTGCGGCATTTCAGACAACGAGCGCAATACAACCAAACGCATATCTTCAATTAAATGATCTTTGAAACTCATGTTTTAATCCTTAGTATTCAGTAGATAATCATTCACGCGGTCTACCGCTTTGGCTAAAGGGGATATAACATCCTTTAACCCCGCAACTTGCTCCTTGAGTGCTTTCATATCACCAGCCATATCACTAATTACAATGTGATCAGGCATATTACGAACACGTTCTTCAACTTTAGTTAGACGCTCTTTTGTTTCCTGTAATTCCTTATCCTTAGCTGTTTGCCTATTTGAAACAAACACATAAACGCCAAGCCCGAAATTGCATAAAAAACTAATGAGACTTAAAGCAATGACTAGATAAGTTGGCTGCATTATTTCCCTCGGCTTTGATTAATAAAACGACCAATAAAGCCAAGTAATGCGAGTACAGCAGTAACTTTTGCTTGAGATGCTTCAGGGACTAATGCGAGTACTTCTGGTGGAATTCCAGCTACAGAAACATAAGCGATCAAACCAAATGCCCACGTAGAAATCCATTTCCATGCGGTATGCCAATTTTTGACAAAAAATCTATTGTTCACACTGAGTTCACCTAAGATTGACTTTAACATTTGTTCTTGTTCAGCAATCTTTGCTTGAAGTTCTTCAACAAGTTTCTGATAACGATCAGCTTGTTCTAATTGTTTTTGCTTTAACTCTGCAAGAGTCTCTGGTTTTTCTTCATTGAACTGTTCCAATTGTTCAATAACAACAGCAGATGTACTAACACTTTTAGGCGATGGAACTAAATTTCGAGGGCGTTTAAATTGAGTTTTTTTCATCGCATATCATCCGCTGCATATTTAAGATTGCCAGAGATACGGTTCATCCAACCTTTACCGAAAGCATTAAAAGTTGAAATACGGGTATAAAATTGGATACGTTCAGCATTGAATAAATTGATCAATGCAAATTGAGGTTGTTTTCGGATTGCAGTAAGAGTTATTGAACCGATGACTCCATCATCCTTAACACCTAAAGCACGCTGTAAAATTTTTCGGGCATTGAGTAAGCCATGATTAACCGCTGCATCGAATAATTGAAATGCAACTGCGAACGGGAAATTGTCACAACTCATAGCATCCCAATACTGATTCTTATAGATTTTTTCGACAATATCAGCAGGAATATTTCGCATTGAACCGCTATAGCCATAATTTCTAGCCACGGCTTTTGTTATTCCAAAATTAGTTTCACCACCAGGATCAGAAGGATGGTCTATATAGCCACCTTCATGCTTTAACACTCGTTTTAGAGCATCTTGAAATGTTTTAGCCACAACAAAAAACCTCATCAAATGATGAGGCTAGTTTGTCTATTTGGTTCTTTTTATATTAGGCGGAAAGGCTTCCGTTTAATTTACTTTAGCACTCACATCATCAAGGCAAGCTTTTTTAGCATCATTAAATGACTCTAAAAACAATTTTTGAGTTCTTAGTTTATATTCAGGAGTATTAGTATCTTTTGAAT